TTGGTTATGGAAATAATACTACTCTAAATGTAAAACCTTCTGGAAATAGTGCTAAGTTTTTTGCTAAAATTAATACTTGGAATGTTAATTTAGTTGAAAGAGAATTTTTAAAACGATTAATTCCTGATGATGACGGATTTTTATATAAAACAGAAAATATTAAGCAAAATAACTATAAACTAAAGTATACTCATGCATATGCCCCAAGAAAATTAAGAGAATATATTTTAACAAAGAGAGTAGAATCTGGTATTGAGAGATATATTCCCGATATCAATTTCAGCAATATTGAAGGTAGAGAATTAGATTCGATATATCACTCACCCATAATTGGATGGGCATATGATGGAAATCCAATATATGGTCCATATGGATTTTCTAATCCAGATGGAACTGGGAATGTAAAAAGACTTAGATCTGGATATACTTTAGTTTCTAAACAAAATAGACCCGATGAACAAGAATATCCTCTAGGGTATTTTGTAGAAGATTATGAGTATTTTGATAGGGGAGATCTAGATATCCATAATGGAAGATTCTGCGTCACTCCAGAATATCCAAATGGAATTTATGCATATTTCTGCACTCTAGGAGATGTTGATCCTGCATTTAAAAATTATAGGAGACCTGAGTTTCCGTATATAATTGGAAATTCTTTTAAATCAAAACCAATCGAATTTAACTATTCTAATATAGATCAATCAAGTTTTGATTATACTAATATTTTTAGAAATACTACTCCATATAATATTTTTAGAGAAAGATCTGGATATGATTTTATAAATCAATATGAGAATATCAAGTTTCATTCATCTATTGTAGATAATACTAGTATTGGTAGTATAGATGATATTAATATAATTTCTAGAGGAACAAATTATAAAGTAAATGATAGAGTAATATTTAATAATGAATATACTACTGGATTTGGAGCAAATGCATTTATAGATTCTATAAAAGGTAAAGTAATTACATCAGTTGGGTATGCAATTACAACAATCAGAGATGTTACTTTAACTAATTATGGTAACAATCAATATGTTGCTATAACATCTACTCCTCACAATTTAGATAATGGAACTATTTTCCTTTATGATGAATCAGAATCTAGAACATTTTATTCTTTAAATACTAAAATTTCTAATAATAGTGTTACTTTATCGACTAATATTGGGAATGTTTTCTCTACAGGAATAACAACATACATCAATGTAGTTGGAGATCTTAGTTATCCAAAAATTATTACAAATGATATTCTACAGTTAGAAAATGAACAACTAAAAGTATTAGAAGTTGATCAAAAATCTTCCAGATTAAGAGTATTAAGAGGATTTAATTCGACAACTATAGTTGCACATAATGCAGGTATTGGAATTACAGAAAAATCTAGAAAACTATTATATTCTAGTGGACCTTATTCTGAGCAAAAAGATAGACAAATTTATTTTGATCCACAAGAATCTTTAGGTATTGGAATAGGAACAACTGCAATTATAAAAAATCCTGGTTCTAATCAGTCAATTGTATTCATAGGATCGAAAAGAGTATACCTTCCATCTAATAAATTAGATACAAATACAAAATTAATTTATAATACAAATGGAGGATTTTCTATAGGAGTATCTTTAGGGTCAACTTCATTTAGATTAACTGACGGACAAGAACTATATGCTTACAGATTTAATGATGATTTTATTGGTATAACAACTAGTCCATCTGCAATATCATTAAATGGTGAATTTACAGGAATTGGAACTGGAATTAATGTAGATTTATTATCTTTTAACGATTATGGTATTGGAGATTATCATAGTTTTACTGCAGTATATGAAAATACTAAAAAAGTTTCTGCAAATCATTCATATTTAACTATAACAACTCAAGATGATCATAACTTACAAAATAGAGATGTTATTGATATTGATGTAAAATATAATGATCAAAAATCTTTAAAGGTAGTATATAACGATGAAAATAGAAGATTTGGAATAAATCCTATATTTTTTCAAGCATCTGCTGTTGATATATTACAAAATACTATTGAAATAACAAACCATAGTTTTTATAATGGAGAAAAAGTAATTTATACTTCTTCTCAACCAATACAAGGACTATCAAATGATACAATTTATTATGTTGGAGTTGTAGATAAGGATAGAATATTCTTATCAACCACTTATACAAATTCCATTAATAATGTTCCAATAAATCTAACTTTAAGTTCTTTTGGAAATCTTCTTCCAATAAACCCAACATTAAAGATTGAAAGAAATAAAAATATAGTATTTGATCTTTCAGATGAATCATTATCTTACGTAAAAAATAATGTAAGATATTCCGCATTCTATTTAAACTTATATACAGATAAAGAATGTACAAATAAATTTATATCAACATACCTATCAAAAACTTTTAATGTTATAAAGAGAGGAAAGGTTGGTATTGATATTGATGCTCAATTATTTTTAAGATATGATAATAATATTCCTGAAATATTATATTACAAATTAGATCCAGTAAAAGATTCTGATGTACCAAACTTTAAATATGAAGTTATTTTAGATGATACTAATAGAAATATAATAAATTATGTTGATAGTTTTTATAATAGAGAATTTGAAATATTTAAAACTTCTAACAAACAATTTAAAGTATATCTTGAGGGTATCCCAGAACAAACATCAAACCTAACTTCAATATCTAATTTTACATATACAACAAAATCTACAAATGCTTTTGGTGAAGTTAATAATATTAGATTTACTTCTAAAGGTTCAAAATTCTTTAAACTTCCTTCAGTAAATCGTATAGATTCTGAAAATGGTGTAGACTTTTTTGGAATAATTGAATCTGAGAATATTGGTAAATTAAGATCCTTAAATATTCAAGATATTGGTAATGATTTCACTTCAGATATTACATTAAGACCTAAAGCAAATCTTCCAATATCATTAAAAATAGAACCATTATCTTCAGTAGAAAGAGTTGATATTATTTCTTATGGAAAAAATTATACAGAACTTCCAGGTTTAGTTTTAATTGATGGATTTACAAATAAACCAGCTAAAGATTTAAATTTACTTTATAATGAAGATACATTAGAAGTTGATATTATTACAAACACTAATGGAATTTACAATGTAACACCAAAAATAATTCCAATCAACAATACTAATGGATTTAAAATACTTTCACTTGATTATGATGATTTTACTAAAAATGTAACAGTAGTTTTAGATACTGTAGGATTTAGTACATTATCAGCATTCCCATTTACTATTGGTTCAAAAGTTTTAATAGAAAATGTAGTAACTTTAAATCCAGAAACCGATCTTGGATATAATTCAAAAAACTTCGATTATGCTCTATTTACTGTAGTCGATAACGATCCCAATATTGGGGGGCAATTACCTTCAGTAACATTTAGTATTGGAGATTATGTTGGTTCAGAAAATCCTGGAGTTTTTGATTCATTATTTACAACTGCAAGAATTATTCCAGATTCTTATTTCCCAGTTTTTTCTGTAGTTCTCAAGAAAAATAAGTTTTTCAAAAATGAAAGGGTTACTCAAGGAAATTTTGAAGGTATTGTTTCTGAATGGGATCCTACTAATGAGTATCTAAAATTAGAATCATATGATCCATCAGAAATAAGATTAAATTCTTTAATTTTTGGCGAATCTTCAAAATCTTTTGGTACAGTTTCTAATATAGTAGGAATATCTACAGTAGAATATGTATTTGATGCTGTTAGGACAAGGAAAAAGAGATGGAAAACTAATAAAGGATTTTTAAATGATACTAATCAAAGAATCCATGATAGTGATTATTATCAATATTTCTCATATGCACTTAATACAAATGTACAAATAAATTCTTGGGATTCTTTAGTACAGAATTTAAACCATACTGCTGGATTTAAAAGATTCTCAAATTTATCAGTAAATTCAACTTCAATTAATTCTGGAATCAATTCTTCCCAAAATAATGGTGATGTTTTTGGCATAGCAAATATTGATGGATTTGCAAATTTAAATTGCATTTATGATTATGATTTAGTGACAGAAAATAGTGTTCAAATTGGAATTGATGATTATATTTCTGATGAAATAAGATTTGGTTCAAAACTTCTTCAAGACTATTTTGAATCTATAGGAAATAGAGTTCTTGTTGTTGATGATATTACTGATGAATTTAATAGTAATCCAAGAGCAACTAGATTTTCAGTTGTTGATGAGTTTAGATTAGACGAATTTAAATATAAAAAATATTTTATCTATACTTCAAATAAATTATTTACTACTGATAGACAATCTATCATCGTAAATCTTCTTCAAGATGGAACTTATGGATACTTAAATCAATATGGAAGAGTGGAAACTGTAAATCCTCATGGATATTTTGATTTTACAGTTTTTGGTAGTTATGGTTATCTCTTATACTATCCAGTAGAATATGATTATGAAGATTACAATATCAGTGGAATTTCTTTAAATATTGGAGAAGAATTAGTTGGTATTGGAACTACAACATTAGGTCAAATAGTTTCTATTGCATCTACTCATTCAGTTGTTCCATCAGGATCTTCTTCTGGAGTTCCTATAACTATCTCAAACCAATCAAGTACTTATAGATCTTCAAAATACTTGATAACTATTGAATCTAATGATGGTTCTTATGTACAGGCAGATGAATTAAATCTAATTCATGATGGAACAGATGTATATGTTACAGAATTTGCAAATCTCGAATCTTCAAATTTCACTGCAGACGTTGGTGTAGGATTCTGCACATATTATCCTCAAATAATTGGTTCCTCATTAACATTAAAATTAGTTCCAAATTTCAACCCAACACAAAATTTTAAGGTCAATGTAGTAACTACTAGTATTTCTGATGATTCACTGACTTCTATTGGTCAAACAGTATTGAATACAACTAGAATTGAATCTGAATATTTACAAATAACTGGTTCTCCAACACCATCACCAGGAATAGTAACTTCAATATCAAGACTATACAGATCATTCTATATTTTAGCAAGTATTGAAGATTCGACAAATAATATCTACCAATTCTCTGAAATAGTAGGTGTTAGAGACGGATCCGATATTTATTTTACTGAATTTGGTAGAGTTTTGAGCGATGAATCTTTATACTTAACTGGTATTGGAACATTTACAGGATCTATTGATGGTGTAACTGATCAAACTCACTTATACTTTGAACCTTTATCAAATAGAAATGTAAATGTTAGAACATTAATTTATTCATTAGAGACAGTAGATCTTCAAAAGGTATACCAAAGTATAGATTTAGATCAATCGAGCGTTTCTACTTTGTATGGAGATTATTTTGGAACTGAAAATGATATTAAGAGATCATTTGAACTTACATATAAAGGATTCCCAGTCTTTGAGAGAAAGTTTAATTCTGAAGATGATGATATTGTATTGTTAGACGAAAATTGTATAAGAATTCCAAATCATTTCTTCACTTCTGGAGAAAAAATTAATTATTCAATATACCAAAATTCATTTATTCCAGATTCTAGAATAGGAATACAGACTACTGTTATATCTGGAGTTTCTACTGACTATTTACCAAATGAAGTTTATGTAATTAAAGTAAATGAATCTAAAATTCAGTTTGCATCAACTGCAGAAAACGCTCTAAAATATAATCCAGAACCCCTCATATTAACAACTCTTGGTGTAGGAACACAACATTCCTTTACAGCAACCAATAAAGATACTAAGTGTCTATTTACAATAGACAACATGATACAATCACCAGTAGTAAAAACTAGTATAAATTTTGAATTAACTAAAAATGTTACTGCAACCGATTCTTTTATTAAACTTTCTGGAATAAGTTCTATTTTTGCAAAAGACTCCTTTATCCCAACCACAAAACCAAGTTGGTGCTCCAATAATTCGACCAGATGATAGAGATTTTACAGGAATTACTACAAATTCTTATTTCTCAGGTCGCGTCTTCTTAAGAAGAGGTGAAGTTGATACTACAGAAGAAGTTTATACTGATAATATTCTTTTCGATGATATTTCAACTCAGTTTACAGGAATAAAATCTGATTTTGTTTTAAAAGTTAATGGAAATGACGTAACTGGAATTTCAACAAATAATGCAATAATAACAATTAAAGATATTTTTCAACAACCTGCAAGAACTGGAGTTGCTTCTGTTTTAGGAAATTATAGTTTAGAGGAAAGTGGTGGACAAACTAAATTATTCTTCTATCCAAGTACACAAGAAGTAAATGATGATATTAATGTAACTGCACTACCAGTAGGTGGAGTGATTTTATCAATCGGATCCACTGCAGGTTTTGGTTATCAACCTCTAGTTTCTGCAGGAGGAACTGCAATAATTTCTGGATTTGGTACAATTACAAGTATTAGTATTGGAAATAGTGGATCTGGGTATAGAAGTGGCATTCAAACTACTGTAAACGTTTATACGGAAACATCTTCATCTATACAAATAGTTGGAATTGCCTCAGTTTCTTCTGGAAGAGTAACAAATGTTACTATTACCAATCCAGGAACTGGTTATACTAATACAAATCCACCAATAATAAGATTTGATAGTCCATTAGGATATTCAAATATTCCTTTAATATATTCGGGAGATTCTGTTCAGGGAGTTGGTACTGGTGCTAGAATAGATTTAACTGTAAGTCAAGATTCATCTATACTAGATTTTAATATTACAAATAATGGATATTCTTATAAAGAAGGTGAAATATTAACATTCAGTATTGGTGGTCAAACAGGAATTCCAACAGATTTAACTAAAACTTTAGAAGAATTCCAAATAGAAGTTAAATCAGTACGTAATGATGAATTTTCTGGATGGAGTATTGGTGATATTCAACAACTAGATTCAATCGATAACTTGTTTAATGGTGTAAGAAGAGTATTCCCGATAAAATTTAGAGGTGATCGTGTATCAATCATTGCTAAAAATGGAAGTAATATTGATGTTGAAGCAACTTTATTGATATTCATCAATGGAATACTACAAATTCCTGGACAGTCATACTCATTTAAAGGTGGAAGTCTATTAATTTTCTCAGAACCTCCTAAAAAAGAGTATACTTCAAATATTTTATTCTATAGAGGAACTCCTAACATTGACGTAAGATTAGTTGATATAATTGAAGAGATTGAAGTTGGTGATACTGCAAGAATACATTCTAATATTATATCAGAAAGAGAAGAATCAAGACAAATTGAAGAAATTCTATCAGCAGATATTGTTATAACAAATCCTTATGCAGGCCCAGGAAAATTGGCCGATGAAATTACTCAAAGACCAGTAAATATTTGTAGGCAAGTTGAAGATTTATTCATAAATGGTCAACCAATTTCCAAAAAGAGGTCTATATATGAACCATTGATTAATCCAGTATCAACAATTATACAAAATGTCAGCATATCTTCTACTGACATGTTTGTAGAAAGTTTAAAAACTTTCTTTGATAGTGATGCAGAACCAATTTCAATTTTTAATGCTGGTCAAATTGAATTAATATCTCAAGATGCACTAGAAGTTGGTATTGCAACCGCAGTTGTTTCTTTAGCTGGATCTATAACTCAAATTGATATTACAAATCCTGGATATGGATATACATTTACTCCTACTATTTCAATATCAAATCCTCCAGAAGATTCTGATGGAATAAAAGCCCAGGCTCAATTAACAATATCTAATGGATCAATTGCATCTTATACTATAACTAATTCTGGTAGAGGATATGATCGAAATAATCCTCCAATGGTAATTATAGAAAATCCAAAAGTAGTAACCGAAAAAATAATTAATGTAACTTATGAAGGTGATTTTGGAACTATCACTGGGATAGCAAAAACTACTGTTGGAGCAGGATTAACTGCAATTGCTTTAGATTTTTATATTGATGTACAGTCATATTTAAGAAATCCATATGTTAATTCTGGATCTCAATATAGTTCAGGAGTTAGTGGAATTTCCACTGGATATTTCTTTGTGGTTAGTAACTCAAATATTGGATTAGGAGTTACTTCATTGTATAATGATCAGTCAATATTATCATACACACAAGATTATTTCAATAACGTCTTCCAAGTATATGATTTAGAAATTAAATCTAAAAATGTACCAGGAATTGGAACTACTTCTATAGTAGAAATTCACACTTTAACTAATTCTGATATTGATTTAACTTTACCATCTTTTGATAATAATATAACTACATTTGATAATAATGTATTTACCTTTGATTCAAATAGTAATGAATTTAGTTACTTTGGTAATTTTAGTTGGGGAAGAATTATTTTTGATCCTGTCAGAAGTAGAAGAGATAGAAAGAATTTTACTTCTTACTATCAAAACGGATATTCTGGAATTTCTACTTCAGCATTAGTAAAAAGAACTAATACATTAAAATATGACTTATATTCAAATATAATATAAATAATACATAAAATTGAAATATTATGGCAAAACTAGGTATATCAACAGGTACTTCTCCAAATGATGGAACAGGTGATACTCTTTTAGAAGGTGCTGCAAAAATTAATTCTAATTTTAATGAAATTTATGCAAGTATAGGTAATGGAACTTCTTTAACAAATTCTATTGCATATTCTTCAAATTCTGGAGTCTCTACATATTCACAAACATCTGGAGTATCGACTACATCTGGTTATTCTTCAATTTCTGGAATATCCACTTTATCTCAAGGATTAACAGGATCTCCAGGAATTTCTGTTACTTCAATAAATTGTTCAGGAATTATTACAGCATCTAATGGATTTATAAGTTCTTCGGATGCTTCAGGAAGATCTGTTCAATTTATCTTAAGTGGAAGTCTTTTAACATTAAATGTTGTTGGAGTTGGTTCAACAAACTTTAATTTATATTAATCTAAATAACAAGAAAAGGGTAACATGTCAGCAATAGTCACTGATCAGTTAAGAATATTAAATGCTAAAAAATTTGTGCAGGAAGTTACTTCTCAATCAAATTCATATTATTCTTTTGTTGGGTTGACTAATCCAGAACAATATGACATAAATTGGAATGAAGAACCTATCCAACCAAGGGATAGTTTTAATGATGAAAATCATATTTGGGATACTATGATTGGACTTAAAAAAATAAGTCCAGAAGATGTTAGATATGCAATCAATAAGACCCAGTGGGAATCTGGTAATACTTATGACATGTAT